CCTCTGCACCTGTGATAAGTTTAGTCGCACTCTCTATCTTGCTGTCTATCACCTGTCTGTTTCTGAACTCAGAGTTATCTATAGCAGACTGCAGGCTCTGAGTTTTCGCTGTCATAAAGCCCGAAAGCGTTTCAAATCGGTCACCGAAGGTTAGTTGTGAAGCCTGCGGATTGTCAAGGTCTATGGATATACCCACAATGCGCAAATCCTCGTCTATGCCCATAAGACTATTTTTTACTCTGTACCAACAGCCGAGTTCAAACTGCTCAATGTGTTTGTTTATTCTCGAGAGGTCAAGTGCTGTTATCTGATACTGCACTTTCGCACGATTGACAGATTTAAGATACTCCTTGCCCTTGCTAAGAAGATTGCTCGCAAGGGTAACGTCGTCCCATATCTGCGGACCGCTTATAACGCCGTATTTTGCGATAAGTGAGCTGTCCTCTATGTAATCCTTGCCACCATTCACAGTGCCGATAGTCAACCGCTTTTCGCTGTCTGTAAGCTTTGCACCAAGAGGATAAAGACGTGTTATGACCGCCGTTTCGTCCACTTCCCGTGATATGGTTTTAAGGTTGACCGCAAGCTCTATGGTGGTGTCTGTACCGTGTCCGATATGCTCCAGATAGTCTATATACACTTTTCCGTCTTTATCACGAAGCTGTATCTCACCACCGAATTTTCCTATAAGCTTGTCTGCAATGACGTCCATTGTCTTGTCCCAATTTGCAGTGTATGTGTAGTTGTTGCTTGCCGTAACAGTGACCTGTCCTAGCTCTATACGCTTATCTGCACCCACCTGAGAATTGTGCTTTGACAAGAACGAAGAAAGCACTGTTGATATGCCTACCATTTTGTATTCAACATACGGCTGAACACTGTCATATAGCCAGCCCAAACGCCCCTCGCAGGTGACTTTACGGCATATCAGACCTCTCTCGTCCATGCTGTCAGGACACTTCAAGACCCTGCCTATAAAAATGTCCTTGTCAGTACTTTCATCATAGACCTTGACAGCCGTTGTAAGCGGCTTCAAGAGGTCATAGCCTGCATTGTTCGGATATATGGTAAAGCTGAAACTATCCACAGCGTTGATAGACTTTGCAACCTTGCCGCCTGATATGCGGTCTGTGCCGTCGCTGTGTATGATAGTGTTTTCAGCTCCATTTGTTATCGTTACTATGAACATCAGAGTGCCTCCTCGTATAGTTTGAGCGTGAGTGTGCCGAAGCCGTAAGCCGCAAGAGTATTCACACCAGGCTGTAAAGTCAGTTCGTCAAGGTCGAATTCTTTCTCCGTGTTGCGATATACACTTGCGCTTATTTCTTCGCCATTGAGTGCAAAATAGGTGAAGCCCACACTCTTTGCATCGTCCTTTGAGCGCTTATAAGAAAGGCGTGGGCGTATGGGCCTATCAGCATATGAGTAGATTTTCAAGGTCGCAGGAGGGGCGTATCGTGTCTGCTTGACCGCCGTCAGCGATATATTCGTTAAATTCAGACAGTCGGTTTCAAAGTTGAAGTCGTCAAAGCCGATATCTGAGTAATCATCAGAACGTAGAAAAGGATACGTCTTGAAGTTCACTGTCAGATCAGCGGTGCGCCGTGAAGTGAACTCAAATGCGGAGGTATCAAACACCGCCGTTGCCCCCACAAAGTGATAGTCCGTCAGAAAGCTTATCCTCAGCTCACCCTTTGCTCCACTGAGCCAGCGGACAACATCACACTTTCTGCGGTAAAGTTCGTTTTCATCTTTTGCAGAAAGGCTGAATTTTATCGTGATATCACGCTGTTTGTACGTCCTTTCACCTGCCATTTTCGAGAAGTCATAAAAGCCGTTCATAAACGGTAAAGTGGCTTCTATCCTGTTTTCCTCCGGCTGAGATATCTGAACGCCGTCCTTTTGGATAACCAAATAGAAATCGGTGGACTTCTTGCCGCCAAACTCTATGTATTCATTAGACACTTGCAAGCCTCCTTTCGTTGCTTGTGACCCTCTCGCCTAGTTTTCCGTCCACCTTTGACGTGAGCTTGTCACCGTCAAGATAAATGTTTCCTTGCTGTGCAAGCTGTGGGAAGTAGGTCTCTAAGAGGGCGATGATCTTGTTCATTGTATCATTACCGCCGTTATTCACACTCTTTTCGGGGAGTGCCGAAAAGCTTGGCGGTATGATATCCGTATCCATAAGCGGTTGCAGAGACCTGTTGAACTGCATTGTGATAGTGTCCTCGTTATCTGCTATTCCCTTTGCAAAAAGGTCCATCATATCAGGCGCAAAAGTGTGGAAGTTTGAAAGAGGACCCTTGTCAGGTTCAGAAAAGCCGAGAAAGTCCTTGACGCTTGAAGCTACGTCACATACAGTGTCTTTAAGGCTCTGCCACTTCTCTTTTATGCCGTCTATAAACGCCTGTATCATATCTGAACCCCACTCTTTGAAGTCGTTCCATTTGCGTGAAAACCAGTCTGTAAGGTCAAGCAGTTTGTCTGATAAAGCGTCTGAAACAGGTGCAAAAAAGTCCACCATACCTTGTGCAATTCCCTTGACAATTTCAACAGCTATAAGTATGCCGCTGGCAAGAATATCAGGAAGATTTTTTACTATCTCTTTGGTTAGGGTAAATACTATTTTAAATGCTGCTTCTGTAAGCTTTTTAGCTGTATCACTATCAGAAAGTGACATTGCTAATGTATCAATGATTTTGACAGCGCCGTCAACAATAAGATTAATATTGTTGGCTAATGTTTCTGCTATTGTTACGATTATCTGTGTAGCACATTCGATTATCGCAGGTAAGCTGTCAAGTATAGCCTGCAATATCAATGGCATTTGCTGCTTTATCGCTTCTGTAAGGTCTGGTAAAATAGTTGGCAAAGCCTGTGCAATAGTGGTTATGATAGTTGCCAACGCCTGCACAAGAGGACCTGTGTTCTGGATAAGCGCCGTTGCAATAGTTGTAACGGCTGTTATGACCGCCTGTGTTATCGTGTCGATGTTATCAGAAATACCTTTTACAAGTGCCTGAAATATCTGCGCGCCTGCTTCTATAAGCTGTGGGAGCAGGTCGCTCACAAGCTGAGGAAGCTCGGCTGCTATGTCAGGAGCCAATTCACTTATGAGCGTTGTGACCCCTGAAAGAGCCTGCTTTATGACAGGCATAATATTCTTTGCAAAGGTCTTTACTGTGCTTACCATTTCTTTGATAAGATTTTTCAGGTCAGCGTTTTTGTCACCCATTCCTGCCATAAGGTTTGCCCACGCTGCTTTCACAGAACCAAGAGAACCGGAAACTGTTGTTGCCGCTTCCTTTGAAGTTGTGCCGGTGATGTCAAGGTCGGTCTGCACCTTGTGGATAGCTTCTATCATTTTGTCAAATGACACGCTGTTGACGGTTTTTTCATCGACCTTTATCGAATCCCCAAGCACGCCTGAATCGTTGATGAGCCTTGCCATTTCCGCCTGTGTACCGCCATAGCCCAGTTTTAAGTTATCGAGCATGGTATAGTTCTGCTTTGCAAAACCCTGATATGCGTTTTGAATAGATGATATGTCAGTACCCATTTTGTTGGCGTTGTCCGACATATCCACCATCGCTTCATTGGCTATCTCAGCAGCCTGTGCAGTATCACCGCCCAAGCCTTGCAGAAGTGAAGCAGAAAAGCTTGTAACGTTCTGCATATAGTCATTAGCGGAGATTCCTGCGGTCTTGTATGCCTCACTGGCGTACTTTACGATAGTATCAGCGTTGTCCTTGAAAAGTGTTTCAACGCCGCCTATGTTCTGCTCATAGTCCGCATATGCGCTCGCAGAGCTTTTGACTATAGCGCCTATGCCTGCGCTTGCTGCCGATATAGTTGCTATACCAGCTTTTGCGGCAAGCGCAAAGCCCTTTTTGATAGTGCTCCCAAAACCTGAAACGACCTTGCCACCAAGAGAGCTTCCAAACCTGTGACCATCGGGCATGCTATCCCCGAACGCTCTTCGCAGTTCTGATGCAAGCCCTTGCATAGACGGAACTATCTGCACATATGCTTTGCCCAGCTGTGTGCCGTTTTCTTCTGCCATGTTAGTCCTCCTTTCCTAAGATTTTTCTTCTTGCTTTCTCATAATCCTCGCCGCTTCGGAACGCTGTTATCTCACTGTCGCTGTCATTCTTACCTATGAGCTTTTCAGCCATTGGCTGCGGTCTGTTCACACCTTTTTGACCGTCCTTTGTCTGCGACCAGCATATCCATTGCAGACGGTCAAATATCAGTGCAAGCAGTATTTCAGAGAACGAACCGCCAACATCATTGAGCTTGCGCTTGACCCGTGATGAACTGTCAAGACCGCAAAGAAAAGTCGCTACCTTTCGTGCAGGCAGCGACTTGTAGTCGTATATGTGATAATACTGCGCCATATCGCAATCAAGTTCATCAGGATAGCGCTCCATAACAGCGGCAAGGACTAGGAGTTTTTTGTCTTAGGTGTCTGGAAGATCTCCACGATAAGCTTTGTTATCTCTTTAGCCGATACATAGCCGCACTTTTCTCTTATCTTCTCGAAAGCTTTTTCTTTCTTGCTCCCAAGAGCGGCGTCAACTACCTTGACATATGCAAGGGGGTCGCCCTGTTCACACTTGCCGACAGCTTCGATAAACTCATAGTCGTCAAGGGTCTTCTCCTCTATTTCAAATTCAAAACCGCTTTCTGTCTTACCTGTCAGCATAGGTTATTCCCCCTTTTTCATGTACTCATAGTGCGTATTGCCGTTTTCATCAGGTGTGGCTGTGATAGTCAGCTCATAGCCGATAGCCTCGTTGTCCTTATAGGTGATGTCAGATATCTCCGTCACCTTGCCGAACGGGATCACTACTCTTTTCAGTACGTTGTTTTTCAGTATCATATCGAATACGAACGCCTGATCTTCATGCTCGGCACTGTTTACTTTGATTGTCAGACCCGTGTCAAGGTCGCCCGAAACATTGCTGTCATTGTAGACAGTTTTCAGCACATCTACATTGGTACACTCTATCAGCTTTACCTTGAAAGTGTCCGTCTTTTCTGTCTGCGGTGTGTCAACGATATCTCCACCCCAGGCTTTGATATTTTCAGTAGAAATGCCAGAACTGTTTGTTACTCCGTCCTCTGAACAGTAGCCCAAACTTTTGAACGCTGCGTCAAGTGCTGTTGTTGCATCTGTCGGCAGTGTAGATCCTGTGACCGCTGTGAAAACCGCTCCGCCTACCTTTGGCTTGCCTGTTGATACGTTATCTTTGTTGTTTGCCATAGTATTATCACTCCTCGTAGTAGGTTATATCAAATACCGCCTGATAGCGGTATCTCTTTGTTTCTGTGTCCGTGTAGTTGTAGTCTGACGTGCAAGCACAGCGGCATATATCGCCCTGTGACACGCTTTCAGGCATAGCCTTTTTAACTTTTGCGTTAAGTTCTGCCGCCCCGTATAGGCTCGCTGAGTAGCTCTGAACGGCTATGGTGGCAGATGTGATAAAATCATTCTCTGCCGAGCCTAGCTTGTCGATAAGCACATACTCTTTTGGTGGGTTTTTAGGTTCTTCAAGATAAACAGGAACGTCAAGCTTTGCCCCCAGCCAGTCAAGAATTATTTTTTCTATCACTTGCCAAGCACCGCCTTCAAAAGTGTGTTATTTCTAAGATTAGCACGCTGAGCCTTCTTTGTCTTAGCTTTGACGATAGCGACCTTACGGCGCATTTTTGGGTATCTTGTCCATGTGATAGTATACGCTTTATGCCCCGTGCCAAGACGTTGAACGGCTCTGTCAGCATATCCCTTGACCATGCTTTCAACAGGTGCAGAGCAGAGAAAAGCCGCAATTGCGTTGTGGTCAAGCTCTATATTAACTTTACTCATAGCGTTCCACCTTTACTTTCTTGTTCCATTGTAAAGGGATATTATCATCAATGCCCTGCGTAGGGATACCCACAGTTTTGAATGTCATTCCCCAGAACTCGACTTCTGTATTCTCCCATGTGTGCGTGTCACCTTTTGGTATCGCAAGCACATAAGCTATGCGTTTGCCTGACAGGTTGATCTCGTTCACAACGTCCTCTGCAGACGGCTCGCCCACAAGCACGTTTTCGACAACTTCCTGAGATACCTCATATGTAGGTCTGTTGAAGTCGTCAATGCCTGTCTGCGTTTTTACAGAAAGCTTAACAGGTATGCCTTTGATATTTAATCTCATACGTCATATACCTCCATAGCTCCGTATCTCTGCCGCATAACGCCCAGTTCTTTCAGTTCATTTCTCAGAAAATACAGTTGCTGTCCTGCGTTGAGATAGGTCATTGATACTGAATAGCCCATAGCCGACTGTGAAGCCTGCGAAGTCGCAGGAGAGCTGTCCGCAATAGAGTCAACAGCTCTCAGCGTAGCACGAACTATGATATCTTTTGCCGCAAGCTCTACGTCAGGTTCATCAGCTATCATAATGTCAAGATCTTTGCCATACTTCTTGCAGGCAGTTGAAAGCTTTGCACAGGCGACAGGCAGCAGAGCTGCCGCCTTTTCCTGTTCCTCAGCCGTGAGCTTTCGACCAAGCCTTATAACGTCCTCGATAGTTGCGTACTCTGCCGCCATTTATGCCGCCCCCTTACTTAGCTGCTGACTGAATGACAGCGAATGCAGACTTGTCAAGAATGCCCCAACCGAGATATGTCTCCGCTCTGATGTATACCTGATTGTATCCCTGAAGATCCTGTCCACTGTTGTCAGGATCGCCGTACTCGATGACTTTAAGCGGAATTTCCTTTGAGTAGCCCCACTTGAACGCCGTTTCAAAGTCACCAACGATCGCAAGATCTTTGCTGGAGTTGAATGAAACTGTATTGTTTGTCACGGTCTGAATGCCGTTCATAGAAGTCGGTGCATTGCCCCAAGCAAGGTCAGGATAAATCTTTCTGCCGCTTGTATCCACCATTTTCGCAAGGTCAGCTCTAAACGACGGAGCCATTGTAAGACCCGAAATATCATACTCGTTGCCCTGTACTGCAGCGATAGCCTCCTCGATAAGAGCGTCGGGAGTCTTCGGTGACGTGCTGTCCTGCTTTATCACAGTTACGCCGTTGTCAAAATGGTTCGTGCCGATAAGCGCCGAAGCTGTCTTTGCTCTCGGGTTAACTCCGTGAAAAGCCATGATGTCAAGACCTCTTGCGACCTTCTTCGCAAAGCCGTCTGAGAAGTTTCTGAGGATATTGATCTGCTCCTCATCGCTGGCGTAAAGAAACTCGTCTGAAATTCTTGCGCCGTATTCTACCTTGAGAGGGATTATCTTCACAGGTTCAAGGGCAGCGCTACCTCTTGTCTTTTTGCCGTTCTCAGCCACAAGGTCTACCTCATCGTCCATAGTGAAGATGAACTCCTTCTGACCGTTGAAGGGGATAGGTGTCTGAGCGCAAAGTGCGGCAAGGGATGACTTGCCCTTTACCTTGTCGAAAAGCTCCTTAACGAGTACCGGGTCGAAAAGTGTACCCTTTGAAATTACGTCTGCCATAAAATTACTTCCTTTCTTTACTTTATAAGACCTGCAAGCAGCGACTTATATGCCGCATTCTTGCCGTCTGCGTGATTGTGTTCTGTGTGGCCAAGAGGGGCTGTCTGCTTCTTGCCGATAAACTTTGCAAATGTTTCAGCGTCCTTCTTGATATCTTCTTCTGTGTCTCCTGAAAGCTTGTTTGCAAGCTCATAAGGGATACCGTTTTCGTGGGCAATTCTCATTTTTACCGAGCTGGTCTCGTATGCCTTGTTCTTAGCCGTGAGGTCTGCGATAGCTGTATCCTTTTCTGCAAGCTTGCCTGTAAGGTCGGTGATCTTACCGTTAAGGTCGGCTGTCTTCGTCTTGAAGTCGTCAGGGGAAATATAACCCTCAAACTGTTTCTTGACTGTATCCGTGTTGCGGTCGAGCCTTGCCTTTATCGCATTGTCGAAGGCTTCCTGTGTTGTTATAGCTTCAAATTCTGCCATAGTGTTTCCTTTCCCCGCTTTACCCTGCGGTGTAGGTGATATATATAAACTGTTACCAGCTTATTTTCTGTACTTTCTTTTTATCCGATGAACTTGCACACGCCCAGTGAGCAAGCACCACCGCCTCAAGCAGTGATATGTCAGCACCCTCAAGAATTGAGGTATAGCCAAAACCTCCGCCTGAGCTTATAGCTCTGTGCTCACAGTTGGCAATGACCTGTTCAAGGGACGGCTGATCTGCGTGACAAATATTCTGTGCAAATACTCCTCGCTCAAAACCTGCTGACGAAGTGATCACATCAGCGACTTTCGGCAGGATAGGCTTGCGCTTGATACCTGCGTTTTTCATATCTGCCGCAAGCAAAGACTGTCCGTTCGCTCCGTCAATGACGGTTTCACGCATATGCGGATTGCGCAGATATGCGATTATCCAGCCGTTCCCCTCTCTTACAGGGCGGCAGTCGATAGCCTCAACAAAAATCTTGCCGTCTGCTGTCTTTGCAGCGACAGCCAAAGATACGTTATCCGTGACCTTTGCATACTTAATGCCGAAAAACAGCTCTCTGCTGATATCGGGCTTGCCAGTGATACAAATTGCCTGCCACTCTCCTTTGCTTATAGCCGACTTTTGGTTATAGGTGAGCCACAAGCCTAAACGCTGGATGTTATCGTCAACCTGGTCGTCTTTCGGGTCACCAAGCTCAGAGCGTATCTTACGTTCGGTGAGGATAGTTCCAAGTGACGGGTTCGTTTGATACCAAAGTTCGGGGTCATGTGCGTTCGTGAGTTTCGGTACAGACCATTCAGCCCAGCCGTCGTCACCGCCTTTGCCCGATATCGTCTTCTGTCGGTATTTTGTGAAAACTGTACCGGCAGACACCATTGTTGGAGGTGTTCCACACATCAACGTCTGAGGATTTCGGCTGTCTGTGACGACATATTTTAGGGCTGTTTCTTGGTCAGTGGTGTATTCCTGTGCCTCGTCGATGATAAGCAGGTCATAGCCCTCACCAAGTCCACCCTTTGATGAACGTGTACGGAAATTAATAATTCCATCACCCTTGAGCCACTTGATGCACTCAAGGCCAAACTGTTTTGTAGTCTTGAAGTCCTCTTTTTCAAGAAAACCCATTTTTGTGATAAGGTCGATGATCTTCTCCCACGCCGAATGTGACGTTGTTGTCCTGTGGGCGGTATAAAGCACATGTTCACCATTTTGCAGGCCATAGATCGCACGCATAATAAGCAGCTCCGACTTGCCGTTACGTCTTGGTATCGACCAGCCGAATTTCATGTGCTTCCACAATCCCTCATCGTCCACCGCCATGATGTCATAAAGCATTAACTCCTGCCATTCCTGTGCGGTGCGCCCCGATTTGTTATACATTGCGATAGCCTCATTGCCTTTGGTCTGCTCATATGGCAACACTACCGATATGGTGGGGGTCTGCCTGCCGACTCTCTTATCCTCAATAGTGGATTACCTCCTTTTAGGTACTAAAAAAGCACCCGTTAAGGTGCTTAGTTCCGATGTTTGATTAGTCCATTGTCTGCCAATCTTCCGACAGCATATCTGCTTGACTTGCAAGCCAGCCAAGTTGTACGCCAGAAGTTCCCACAAACGCTAACGCTTTATTGCCCATATCCTTATGGTTTACATTTGTCACAGTACCATTAGGTGATTTATAACTAACATTAGTAGCAAGCTCAACATACTGTCCTTTGCCGTTCCAGCCTTTTCTCGCTATTTTCTTGCCTCTCTTTGCTTCTTCAATTGCCTGTCCGAAATTCATATTTATCCGTCCTTTCTGATTTTGGGTATAAAAATACCGCCTCGCCGTAGCGGAGCGGTCAAGCATTATTGTTTTTAAAATCTTCTTTAGAAATTTTTAATTCACAAGCACACCTGTCTTTGGCTATTTCTAACGGTATGCCCTCTGGATATGTCAAACAATAATTTTTTTCTTCGTCATTTTCATGCCCGACAATAATAACATCATCGCCGCTTTGACGAAGTGCTTCCATTTCAGCATCATAAGAAATGCAATTTTTACATTGTTTCATTTTGTCAATGCCTCCTTTAACATTTGCTCAATATAATCAGGAAATTCTTCTCCGTGGTAATGTGCACAAAAACATTCTGCAAAAAACTCGTGACTGTCCGTGCTTGCATACTGCGAAATGCTATAAATATCGCCTGTCTGCTTTGCCTTGCGAAAAGCATCATCAACCATGCTTTTTATTTTCACACTTCTTGGATCACCATAATTTTTACAATACAGACCTCTGTTAATTTGTCCGAAATATTGATCTGCAATAATGTGCCCATATTCATGTGCTACTGTTGCTTTTACCGCATTTGTGCCACTGAATGTACTTGACATACTCCACCGGCTATATTTTATACCTTCTTCTATTTGAGCAAGGTCTTTCTTTAATTTTCTGACCTGTGCAGCACTATATTTGCCACTGCTTATTGCTGCTTGATATTCAGGAATAAGCTTGGCAAATTGCTCATTCCTTGTTTTCCAATCGGTAACCATTGCTGGTGGTTCGTTAAGATATTTAGTGCTTATATCCAAGCCTCCACCATTTGCTCGAGCGTTTGCTTTTTTTAGTGTTGACGAACAATTTATATCTTGTAACTTATCAACGGGGTATTTTGCAGTTAAGTCAGTTAATGTTTCATTCACCGTATTAAGTGAATTGAGATTTTTGACATTTTTCACGTTAACTTTGTCGGCAAATTTTAGTGTATATTCCTTGGCATTTTCAATGGTATCAGCAGGAATGAATTTAGCCATACTGCTATTTTCCTTCATTATACCACTTCCACCCCGTTTGTCAAGCCTCACAGGCTGTCTTGAACCGGCTGTCTTCATCTGCTCAAGCTCTTCATCTGAGATGTTCCACTTGGTCTTGCTCCACACGTTTTGTGCCTTTCTACCGTTGAGGTATGTAACAGTACAGCCGCAGTTATCATGCCTGCGGTAAACGTCTTTTGGAACATCTTCGGGATAGTGATATTTACCTGCAAGCTTTGAACACCACTTACAGCAGCCGCCGTGATCGTTGCGAATAATGTAGCAGTCCAGTCCTGCATCAGAACGAAGCTTCACGTTTTTTTGCACATAATCGTTGTAAAAACTCTCAGTGATGTTCTGCGCCGGA